GTAAGGCACGCTATCGTGAGTTGGCAAAGTCACGCGGTCTGGATTGCGAGTGTCAGACAACAGCAGAATGTCAGACGCTTTAGCGAAGTCAGACAACAGAACTACGCGCTTCATATCGTCCGGGGTAAACCGGGCTTTTGCGCCGCTGTTGAAAAGGGTGCTGATTTTCGACATACGGTCGGATACCAGCGCGATTTGGTAAGTTGCGAAGCGGACGAAATCCGGGTTAATGATTGCGTCAGCCGCTGACAGGGGAGTGGTAACAGTGGCGTTATACAGCGCCAGCAGGTTAACAGCGCGAACCCCTGTACCTTCCCAATCAATGACCTTAGCGCCAACGGTGCCGGAACCCAGCTCACTAACCAGCGTTTCAGCAATCATGTTATTGATTGCGCGCATGATAAGTGCGTCAGTTTTGAGGGTCATGCTGTTTTCAACGCTTTGAACCAACATGCTGATAAAGCCGTTGAGTTGTTCAGCGCTAGAGAAAGCCGATTTAACCTGTAGTTCAGTGAACGACAGTTTAATTTCAAAGGTGATGCGCGAGTTATAAAACTTCGCTTCTACCTTCGGCTGATAGAAAGTGTCTTGCGGGTAATCTTGACCGTCTTGCAAATTCCAAGTGTCGTTTTCGGTCGCTTCCGGCAGGTCGGTAGAAATCTTTTCAAGGATAGAACCGAACTCCCACGAATCCATCAAAACAGCAGGCGCGGAACCAGCGTAAACGCGGTTAACGAAAACCACTTTGCCGATATGGTCTACCAGTTTGCGGACGTAGTTATCAATACCGTTAGCGCTGTCGATAACCAGCTTACCAATATCAACCACGTTAGAAAGGTCTTCATTAACAACGGCGGTTTCGCCCAAGACTTCCTTGGTAACGGCGTTAATGATTGTATAGAGTTGGGTAACTTTCATTTTTTGTTTCCTCAGTAAACATCTAGGGTCATGTAGGTGGCTACATCTTTAATCACAGTTGTGATTATATTCTGTTGATTCAACATAGACAAGTTATTAAACGCATTCTCAAGACTAATATTAGCCTCGGTTTGCGTTCTGGTAGTGTCACCTGTCAGATTATCCCCGCCTGTCGAAGTAGAACCGGTGTCGGTAATAAGTTCGTCGGTGTTGAACGCCGAAACCTTATTAACATCGTCGCGGGTATTGTCGCGGACTTCTTCACGGTGAATAACATCCGTGTTCTTTTTCGATACTCCCGCTGACAGGTCGTAATCAATCGCTAACACCTCGATCAATTTATCCCACTTATCTTTATAAATGGCGACTATGTTAGTCGCCATTTGGGCAGTGGTAGTTGTCACCAGTTTGGAGAACATGAAACGATCGCCATAACTTAGCACTGTCTGTATATCGAGTTGTGCCGGTGGTACGGTATCGAAAAAGGGAAAGGGGGCTAGGGCTTGAATACTGCCCCATAAACTACCCTGTTCCATCCATACCGCTAAAGTTGTGCGGTCTTCTGTCTGGTCTGAAAAAATCCGGTTCATTCTTTAGACTCCAATTCAGCGAGCATTTCTAACAGCGCCGCTTTATCGTCTTCTGATAAATCCGGCTCCAATAACATAGCTTCTATTTCAGTTTTTTGGTCAGCAATGCTATTGCTAGTTGAATCAGTCCCGGTATCAGGCTCGACAGAAATTGCTTCATCGGGCTTTGTTCCGGTGTCGGTTGGTTCGTCGGTTGGTTCGTCGGTTGGTTCATCGGTATTAGCCTCGGTTGGTTTGTCGGTTGGTTGGTCGGTTGGTTGGTCGGTGCCGTCACTCGGTTGACCTGGCTTGTCGTCACTCGGTTGTCCAGGCTGGTCGGTTCCGGTGTCGGTAGGTGCGGATACATCGGCGTTATCTCCCGGTAATGCTTCTGCTGGTACGTCCGCTGGTTTGACAACGCCGTCTACCAGTTCCTTATTTTTGAAGTGCCACACGCTACCGAAATCGACTTCAATATTAAGATCGAACATTTCATTGATCTTTTTAACAGCCTCGATACGGCAACGCATCATGTTGTAAACGTAAGGAAACAGCGAATCTTCGCTAGCGTCAAGTTCGGAACTAATCAGACGTTCCCGCTTCATATTAAAGTTAGAACTCAACCCAACTTCATTATAAAGCGAGCCTTTCAAATACTGCTGAAATTCTGTCATGTTGGTAATGCTGACAGATTGTGAAGACTGCGCAGTCTGTACCCGCACACCGTCAAAGATAGCGTTTTCTGCTACCACTGCAATGTCACCATCAACAGCGCGCTTTAAAAACAACTCAGCACTTTCACGGGTTTTATCGTCGCTGGCGCTGATTAGCTTTTGTGTCCGGGTGTTATAGCCGTAGACAACCATGTTAATGTCATTTTCGACCATCATTGTATGGGCTTTATCAAACAACGGGATTAAGCCAATACAAAAATCATCGTTACGCATTAACACGCCGTCTTTCTCAAGGTCTAAAGTCTTGTTGAACTTGAGCGCCGGATTAGCGATAACAATTTGAGTTGGTCGGTTATATACATCAACTTCACCGCCCATGCCGCCAGTGAAGGCATAAATCTCGCCTTCTACTTTAGTAACGAAAACGTACCCGGATTGTTGCAACATCTTTTCCAGCACGTCAGCAGGCAGGCTATCGGGTAGCCCGGAATATTCAAACATCGAAACAGTCTTAGCCAACATATATTGGTTAAGTTGTTTGACGTTTGCTTTCTTTGCTTTGTAGTCGTAAGCCATTATTGAACCCTCCGAAGGGATTCTGCTAAGTTGTTAGTAGCGTTGGTGTTGTTGGTAATCATAACCTGTAAATCTACCAACGCCTGTTGTTGTGCCTTGAGTGTGAAGTTATTCAGGTAGAACATAGCAACGCACATTGCAATGGGAAATCCAACCCCATTAATCAACGCTATGATATTTTCTAAACTAAGTTCCATTTGGCTAGACCTTTTTACAGTTTTTAAGGTAGTTGCTGATAGCATCGCCGATGTTGTTATCCTGATAGAAAACCTTATCGTTAACAAAGAACCATTCGATTTTCTTCTGAATCTTATTAACCGGCTTGTATACGGAACGATTGTAATTCATTTCCGCGTGATATTCCAACGAATATATGATATGGCTTTCAGGTTTTCGGATTGGCGTAGTCTTGATATGGACATAAGTAAAGACAACGCCGTCTACGTCGATTATTTCACACTGATAGATACCGTCGTTAAATTCAATGAAGAAAATCATTAGAATATCTTTAGGCTTATATTTGTACGGTAAGTGGGGATAGATATTTAACTCCCAAGCCCCGCCAGTAATCATTTCAAGTTTCGGGTTATTGAAGGCGAAATATTTATGGGCTTCTGCATTAACTTTAGTTTCTGTGCTGGCGCAATATTCAACCGCTACAGTTAACTTACTTTCACCGTATGCGTAAACGTCGATAGTTCCTTGAATCATTTTCGCAATATGAATTAAGCCCATTTCATTAAAGTATGGGCAGAATTTATTAACGGTGTTGCCTAGCATGTAAACTCTAACGTCTTCCCGGCGACGTACAATAGTTGATACGGTGTTCATAAACAGAACAAATTCATCAACTAGATAAGTGCTGTTAGTTAGGAATTCGTCAAACACAATAGTTTTGACGTTAGGGAAAGACGTAGACTTATCGTGTTCACCATCTGACAGTGCGAAGGTAAAGCCGATAATGTCAGCATCACCATAGACAACTTTACCTGACTCATCGTAGTTACAAAGGTAGAATTTGCCCGCCCAATAGTGAACCCCTTTAAATTCCCCGTTGGTAAGTTTAGATACTTCTTGGTTGTCGTTAATGCCGCTGTAAAGACGTTGGGCGCGGCGGCCTGTTATGTCTTCTTTCCAGCGGCGGACGTATGCCATTTGGGTTTTATCTTTAACGTAATCTTTAAGCGTCTGGAGTAGTAGCGCGTAAGTCTTACCGTTTGAACGCTCGCCAAAAATGACGTTATAGGTAGCGTTCTTACTGTTAATCTTTTTCGGGTTATAGTATTTCATACGTGTTTCACACCTTTATAAATGTAGCCGTCGGCTAAGTTAGTTAGGAATTGCTTATACTGGTTTGCGATAGATAGTGTGAAGTCGCACGCCTCAAGGTGAATAGCTGACATTGTGATAACCTTCGCCTTCACGCCTTGATAATCTACCACTTCAAACATTAATTCATCATCAATGTAAGTATGGGTCATTTTACCCGTTCTGTCAGCCGGGATATAGAGTGTGTCGGTGAATTGTTCAAACACCTTTTCATTATCACCGCCCGCTAACTCTTTCATGTAGTTAATGCCGTTCTGTTTACTCAACCCGGCAACTGTTAAGTGTAGTTTGT